AAGCTAAATTGTCAGATGAAGAATTAGCAAACGAAGTCATTGACGGAAAATGGGGCAACGGTGAAGAAAGAAAAGAAGCATTGACTGCCGCAGGCTATGATTATGATTCTATTCAGGCTATTGTGAACGTTATGTGTAAAGAATCTAAATTGTCAGATGAAGAATTAGCAAACGAAGTCATTGACGGAAAATGGGGCAACGGTGAAGAAAGAAAAGAAGCATTGACTGCCGCAGGCTATGATTATGATTCTATTCAGGCTATTGTGAATGAAATGACAGGGGGTGAATAATGTGAGTGTATTAGAAAAAGAAAATTTTTTCAGCCGTATTCGTGAATACGTTGGTGATGATACATCAGACGAAAGTATCGCGTTCATCGAAGATATGACAGATACTTACAACGCTCTTAAAGAAGCTTCTAAAAATGATAATGAGTGGAAGGCAAAATATAAAGAACTCGATGAAAAATGGAAAAAGCGTTACAGAGATAGATTTTTTTCTGGAAACACTGACACACCCAAAACTACACCCGATACAGTTCTTGAAAAACAGAAAGAAGACGTTGAAAGTGACGGGGAAAAAAAAGATTTTGATGATTTGTTTGAAGAAAGAGAGGGTTAAATATGGCAGTAAAGCCACGCATTGTTACGCTTACAAACAGTTCTGTTGACGTTTTAAACGCTATTAGAAACAACGCTACACAAAACTATAAAGATTATGTGCCTGTTGCTACAGCAAGTGCAGAAAGCATTAGAGAAATTGGCGCAACCATTATGGATTATCCCGCGTTGCAGAATGAATTTCTTAGTGCATTAGTAAACAGGATAGGGAGAGTCCTTATCACATCAAAAATGTTTGAAAATCCGTGGGCTATGTTCAAAAAAGGTATGCTGGAGTTCGGGGAAACTGTTGAAGAAATTTTTGTCAACATTGCAAAGCCATTTCAATTTGACCCAGCTGTCGCCGAATCAACCGTGTTTAAACGTGAAATTCCAGATGTACATTCTGCGTTTCACATTATGAACTATCAAAAATATTATAAAGCAACAATTCAAAACGACCAGCTTAGACAAGCTTTCTTATCATGGCAGGGCATTACAGATTTAATTGCTAAGATTGTAGATACAATGTATACAGCCGCAAATTATGACGAGTTTCAGACAATGAAGTATATGCTTGCAAAGCGTATTCTTAACGGTCAACTGTTCCCTGTTACAATTCCTACAGTAGAAACTACAAACATGAAAGCAATAGTCAGCACCATTAAAGGTGTGTCAAATAAGTTTGAGTTTCTTTCACCTAAGTATAACTTAGCAGGTGTGCAGACACACACCAAAAAGTCAGACCAATATTTACTTATTAATAGTAAATTTGATGCAGAAATGGACGTTGAAGTTTTAGCTTCTGCGTTTAACATGGATAAGGTAGAATTTGCGGGCCATCGTGTACTTGTAGACAGTTTTGGTGATTTAGACATTGCAAGATTAAATGTGTTGTTTGCGAATGACCCAACATACACAGAGATTGGCGAAAGTGATTTGCAGGCACTCGATTCAATACCCGCGATTATTGTTGACAAAGATTTTTTTATGATTTTTGACAACTTCTATAATTTTACAGAACAGTACAACGGTGAGGGTTTGTATTGGAACTATTGGTATCATGTGTGGAAAACTTTTTCTGTTTCTCCATTTGCAAATAACGCGATTTTCATAGCGGGAACACCATCTGTTACTAGTGTAGCCGTTTCGCCTGCTACAGCTAATGTAAGTGTAGGGCAGAAAGTACAGTTGTCTGCTGTGGTGCATACCACGGATTTTGCACCGCAGAGTGTTGTATGGACACTTACAAGTGGCGATAAAGTAACAGTAACTCAGAGTGGACTTGTTACAATTGGTAATGAAGCAAGCGGCGAAATTGTTGTTACAGCAACATCTGTGTATGATAATACAAAATCTGATAGCGCTACTATTACAGTGGTGTAACAAGTAGAGGGGGGGTTCTCCCCCCTCAATTATTTAGGGGGTCATGTAATGTATATAGAACCGAATACAACTATAAAATTGTTGCACAACGTCCCACTTGATAACACGTATGAACACACTATATTATTTTCGAGTGTTGACGAACAAGCTAATTATTTTGCTAGTTTAACTAAGCATAATCTTAGCAACAACACATATCAGCGCGTTCAACGTGGTGTCGCAAAAATCGGGATTTCTGCTGATTCTTGCTATGATTGCAATTATCTAATGTTTCAAAATACCAATTATGGTAATAAATGGTTTTATGCTTTTATCCAAAAAGTTGAATATATCAATAACAGTGTGTGTGAGGTGACGTTTGAACTTGATGTTATGCAAACGTGGTTATTTGATTTTTCGTTGAAACAATGTTTTGTCGAGCGTGAACACAGTGCTACAGATGTTATAGGTGAACACATTGAACCCGAATCGGTTGAACTGGGCGAATATGTTTTTAATGATTATTCCCCTATTACATATATGAGTGACATGTGTATTTGCATTGCAATAGTCGATGTTGAAAACACAGACGGTACATTATATGATGGAATATACGGGTCAGCAAAATTGTGGGTTTATGACAGCACTGATGTGACATCTGTTAATGCAAAAATAAATGAATACACGCAAAAACCAGAAGCTATTATCGGCATATATATGTTTCCAAAGCTTTTTTTAGGCGGTGCTATTCCAGAAACACATCTTTTGGGGTACGGCGCAACAGCAAGCCGCACATTTGTGTCATTAAACGGTGTTGAAGAAACAGACACGTTAAATGGGTATCTCCCAAAAAATAAAAAATTATACACATATCCATATAATTTTTATCACGTTGATAATGCAAGCGGTGGGGAATTATCTTTAAGATACGAATTTTTCGAAAACGGAAAGCCTGTTTTTCAAATAACTGGGACTGTTACACAGCCAGTTACAGCTGTAATTAGACCGTGTAGTTATAAAGGAATACAAGGACATACAGAAGTTGGCGGTTATACCACGCTAAACACTGAAAGTATACAATTAAATAATTACCCTGTCTGCTCATGGAATATTGACAGTTATAAAATGTGGGTAGCACAAAATTCTGCGCCTATTGCATTAAACACTATAGCAAGCATAGGTCAAACGGTGGTAGGGGCGCAATATAGTACACAGCCTAATGCTGTAATTGGTGCAAGCACTATAGGGCAGGTAAGTAATATTTTAAGTCAGATGTATCAGGCTTCAATTAGAGCCGACATTTCTAAAGGTGCTTTTAACAACGGTGGTGTAAACACGGCAAACTTTACGCAACAGTTTTATGGCGGCCGATGTAGCGTAAATAAAAAATTTGCTAAGATAATTGACGACTATTTTACTAGGTACGGGTATTCGTGTAATGTTGTTAAAACACCTAACATAGAAAGTAGACCACATTGGAACTACGTTAAAACAATAGGTTGTGTAACAGCGGGTAGCGTGCCATGTGATGACATGCGTACTATATGCAGCATTCACGATAAGGGCATAACGTATTGGAAAAATGGCAATGAAATAGGCGACTATTCACTTGATAATTCGCCAGAGTAAAGAGGTGTAATATGGGTAGGAGAAAAACAAATAAAAACACAGGTTTTGACGAATCCTTTAATTTGAATCAAGCTACATACATGCAATACTACAACAGACTAACAGAATTGGCTATTAGCATGTTTGAATGGAAGAATCTACCATCTTCTGTTGACGAACGTTTTCTGGAACTGACGTTATTTAGTGATGGCATGGCTGTATTTTTTAAAGATGAAGTTCTTGATTATTTGTGCTTACAATGCATGATAGGTGGTAATTTAGATGTTTATCGTGTACCTAAATACAGAAAAGCATATGCAACTAATGGTTATAACAATACTTTAAATGAAAATGATTCTGTTATAATTTTCAACAATATGCTTCGTACCAATTCCATGCTTGATATACAAATGTTTTCACAGCGACTGGCAAATTTAGACAGGGCTATTGATGTGAACGCTAACGCGCAAAAAACACCTGTACTGGTACAGTGTGATGAAAACCAAAGACTCACCATGAAAAATTTATACATGCAGTATGACGGAAATGAACCTTTTATTTTTGGTGATAAATCATTAAACACCAATGGATTAAAAGTTCTAAAAACAGACGCGCCATATGTCGCAGATAAATTATATCAATTAAAAATACAATATTGGAATGAAGCGTTGACTTATTTAGGTATTTCAAATGCAAACGTGCAGAAAAAAGAAAGAATGTTACAAGATGAGGTACAAATAAATCAAGGCGGTGTTATTGCAAATAGATACCCTAGACTAGAAGCGCGTAGGCAAGCGTGCGCGAAAATAAATGAAATGTTTGGTACTAATATCAGTGTGGGGTATAGAGCAGATTATCAGTTTTTTGATGATGAAACAGATACTTTTGTTAGCGAAACAATGGCAGAAAGCGGTGAGGAATAATGGCAAAGTATACCACGGAAGTTCGTACTATCTGTGAAAGCTATAGCGGCCTTACGACAAGTGCTGGCTACTCCCAGATAGATGAAATCATTGAAAAATCCAGAGGGAAAATTTTTGATTTTGATTTTCCTATTTTTGACGAGGACTACAGGAGTGTCATTGAAACAAAGATTTTAAAGCATTTTTACACTAGGGAAATAGGGCTAGAAACAGTAGGACTATGGGAATTGAAGTTGAACACCAAAATGAATGAAATTATGCCTTACTACAATCAGCTGTACAAGAGCGCACTTTTAGAGTTCAACCCTCTGTACGATGTTGACGTTACAAGAAGCCATGAGGGTGCTAACACAGGTGATAAAAATTCTGTAGAAAGTAACGGCGAAACTTCTGGAATGAATGAAGTATATGCAGACAATGAAAATACTGAAAAAAATTCTAAAGGAAACAATAACGGAAGTGTTACAAGTACAAATGTAAATAGCACAAATCATTTAGATAAGTATTCCGATACACCGCAAGGAAGTGTAACCGGCCTTACAAACGGAACTTATCTAACAAACGCTAGAGAAATCATTGATAATGATTCGACAAATGCTAATAGCAAGAGTAGTAATGATTCGTCATTAAATGAAAACGAAGTAAGAAAAAACAATAGGGAAAGCAAAAAGACTGTAAACAGAAATCTAACTGGAGAAAAGAAAGAAAGTTTAAAAAACACGGAGCAGTACCTTGAAACCGTAAAGGGTAAACAGGGTACTGAAAGTTACAGTAAACTATTGCAGGAATACAGAGAAACTTTTATAAACATAGACATGTTAGTTATCGGTGAATTGTCTGATTTGTTTATGAATATATGGTAAAGGAGAGTTAAATATGATTAGACCGATTAAAATGTGTTGCACACCGGTTCTACCTACGGCTTACGGTGATTCACTTAGTTATTACGAAGAAATTTGCAAACTCACTAAAAAAATGAATGAACTTATTATTGATATAAATGATAATCTTACCAATTATATTAGAAATAATTTCAACAACATTATGGTTGACAGTATTTATGATGAAGATAATGAAAGAATTGTACTGTCTAAAGAAATAATTGTTACATCTGACACACACAGTTATAGCAGTGAAACGAAGACAATAAAGGTGGGATAATATGTACGTTGATACTTTTAATTTAAAGGGAGAAAAAATCCCAATAAGAGATAGTGAAACGCGTAAAATAGTAGACCAGTTGGATAATGTCATTTCTGGCGCGGTAGGAAATTCAATGCTGCCTATTTATTTAGAAGACGGTGAGTTTAAACCGTGCGGTAGTACATTAAATGTTAACATAACAGGTGAAGCGCAAAGTGCTGTAACGGCTATGCACGCTGATAGTGCAGATAATGCTACACACGCTGATAGTGCAGATAATGCTACACACGCTGATAGTGCTACACACGCTGATAATGCTGATAGTGCTACACGTGCTAATAGCGCTGATAGTGCTACACACGCTGATAATGCTGATAGTGCTACACGTGCTAATAGCGCTGATAGTGCTACACACGCTGATAATGCTGATAGTGCTACGCACGCTGATAGTGCTGATAGTGCTACACACGCTGATAATGCTGATAGTGCTACACGTGCTAATAGCGCTGATAGTGCTACACACGCTGATAATGCTGATAGTGCTACGCACGCTGATAGTGCTGATAGTGCTACGCACGCTGATAGTGCTGATAGTGCTACACGTGCTAATAGCGCTGATAGTGCTACACACGCTGATAATGCTGATAGTGCTACGCACGCTGATAGTGCTGATAGTGCTACGCACGCTGATAGTGCTGATAATGCTACACATGCTAATAGTGCAGATAATGCTACGCACGCTGATAGTGCAGATAGTGCTACACGCGCTAATAGTGCAGATAGTGCTACACATGCTAATAGTGCAGATAGTGCTGATAATGCTACACATGCTGATAGTGCAGATAGTGCTACACACGCTGATAGTGCAGATAGTGCTACACATGCTAATAGTGCAGATAGTGCTACACATGCTAATAATGCTGATAGTGCTAATATTGCAACTAACGCTATTAGTGCCACTGCCGCTACAATAGCCGAAAAACTAAAGACATCAGCGGGAGCTAATACAAGACCTGTTTATTTTAGTAACGGTAAGCCTGTTCAATGCGGGTCAACATTAGATGCTGATATTTCTGGTAATGCTTATAGTGCAGATAATGTAACGCTGAATAGTGTACTATCACCGCCATTCATACGAATACCGATTGACACAACAAATGGCAGAATTTATATGCTAACTGGTGCCGCAACCTTAAATGTAAATATTTCTACCGTTTACGGTAATGCATTTATCGGTGATTTTACAATACCAATTCCACGCGATGCTAGACTTCCTAACGGTTATTATTCGGTACAAGTAACATGCCAAGCAAACTTCCATGTTGTAATACCCGCGTTACAGGTTGCAACTGGATTAGCAAATATTGTAGGTTGGGTGGAGTCATCAATAAGCAGGACAACTGATGTTTTGTTTTATGTTTTTATAATGGGATATTAAAAGGAGATAAATATGGATAAATATGTAAAAGAATTTGAAGTTCTGGGCGAAACAATCAAAATTAAAGATGAGGTAGCAAGACAAAATGTTGTGTTGTTAGACAAAAACACGACAGAAAAATTTGCTGACGTTGATAAAACGCTAGGAAAAAAAGTTAATGCGCTGACAGAATTAGTGTTTATTGGTGACAGTTTTTCAACTGGATATCAGCCGAATGGAACATACCTAATTGAAACGCAGAGAATACCCAACCTTTTTGCAAAATATACAGGGTTAAATCTACACAACTACGCTGTAAATTCTTCTGGTTATACCATAAGCGGGAACACATTTTATACACAGGCTTTAAGTGCTATCGGTGACAATTCTTATGACCATTCACTTGTAAAATATTGTGTAGTGTTAGGCGGAATCAATGACGTAAACTTTAATTCATCTGCTAATATTGGGGAAGCTTCGGCAAGTTTACGCGCGATATTGTACGAAAACTTTCCTAACTGTAAAGTCTTGCAGTTTCCTAATTGGGGCGGTGTTAGTTTCACATCCTTTGATAGTTGGAAGGTCTTTGGCTCTATTGGGTATAGCGTGGATAATTACCCTGTTTACTACTATCCGTACAATGCATTATGCTTAGTAGGATACCCTAATTACGTTAACAGTGATAATATACACCCTAATTCAATCGGTGCAAATATTATTGCAAAATCTATGGCCGCTCTTATCAATGGAAGTTATTACACGCATGGTAGGGGTAGTTATATTCACCCTACAGCGCATGATGGCTGGGACACAAGTAATTTGACCCTTTACATGTCAAAGGACACAATAAACTGTTTTGGTTTCATTAAAGCTACTAAACAGATTACGGGTGACGATTTAGATGTTTGTGACATTCCCGCGCCATTTACATTTCCAGTTCCTGTGTCTTTCTTAGGTATTAGAACCGATGTAGTTTCTACACTTGAACAATCAATACAGGTTTACGTTACACCGCCTATAACGTTGACAGATAAACCCACAGTAGGCAAAATAAACTTAGGAGTAGACGCTACAAAAACTATCGAAAGTGGCGCATTGATTGGGATTACATTTAGTATTCCTCGATTACCATTCTAATTAAATTGATGTACAGGGTGTTAGTACTACTATGTACTTACACCCTGTACATCTATATAAAGGTTTGCCTTTACACAGATAGCAACCGATTGGGGGAAATGGTGTAACCG